TGTCTGCCAAAGACAGAAAAGATACATATCATTTTGTTATCGCTAAGTTAATGCCATCGCTACGCAAATGCCTTGAAGATAATGGCTACGATTTCGATGAAGGCAAATCTGATGGCAAGTCAGGTGAGTCACGGTTCAATCTGCTTGTTGCCGCTAATGGTCAGATATTCGACATTGCCGATGACTTATCTGTCTGTATGTCTGATGCTGGCTTCTACGGCGTTGGTTCTGGCTCTCCATATGCACTAGGTGCTCTCTATGGCGGTGTCAAGCCAGAGAAGGCTATGGCTGTTGCTGAAAAGATAGATGTCAATACTTCTGGGCCGTTTCAAAAGGAAGTCCAGTACAAGAAGTAACTTTTGTGAAATAAATCACAACATTGTAAGGTTACATATACGGCTCGCCATTCGGGAGCCATAAACCTAGTCTCGTCTAAGGAGAGATTATGACACCTTATGAAGTTACACCCAAAAAATGGGAAAAATATCCCGACTATCAACGCATTGAAAAACCTGTAAATCCATTCGATTTAATAAATCCGTTACTTAACTCAATGACTATTGGACTTGACCGTCCATTCGGTCTTCTTGAAGAACTGCGTAATGCGCCAAAGCATACGTATCCCCCATACAACATTATTAGAGTAGATGACGATGAGACATACATCATCGAGATTGCTGCTGCTGGCTTTTCAAAGAAAGACATCGAGATTACCTCTACAGACAATCAACTTGTTGTTAAGGGTTCTAAAGATGGCGACGATGCAGAGTACCTACACAAAGGTATTGCTGCTCGGACCTTTGAGAAGTCTTTTGTTTTGGCAGACGATGTCAAGATAGTTGAGGCCTCAATGACAGATGGAATCCTGTCAATTCGCTTAGAGAGAGAAATTCCTGAGCATAAGAAGCCAAGAATCATAGACATACAGTAATCTTTGCACGCACAATTTAATAAGAGGCTCCTGGGCATGAGCACGCAAAAACTGCCCATTAAACCTTTCGATTACTAAGGAGACTCCTTGATTAAGAAACTATCACTGCTAGTTGCTGCAGCACTCGCAGGTTCTTTCCTCTCAGTAGCCCCAGCCTCCGCTAACGTGCCAACCATTGCAGTCTCCATCAACGGAACTGCGGTTACCACTGCCGCTGTCGCTAACACTCCAGCAACTGTGCCTGTTCCTGCAGACAACTCTGTAGATGCAGCGGATGCTGTTAAGTTTGCATTAACAGGAATCGAAACTGGAACTGTTGTTTCAGTAGTTGCTGTTAACGCATTTGTTATTCCGGCTCTTGCAACATCTACTGTTCCAGTAACTGCTTCTGCAGGCTCTGCTACTTACTCTGTAAGCACCGGAACCGGAACGACTGCTGATTTCTTTGTGTTTACAAAGACCACCGCTCTTGGCTCTGTGACTATCACAAGCAAAGGCAACTCTTTCATTTATTATGTAAAGGGAACTGCTGGTTCTGCTTATAACTTAGCATTTGACCCAGCCGCTAGTGCTAACACATCCTCTTCTACAAAGGTTGTAGCAAAGGTCACAGATGCATTCGGTAACGTTGTTGCAGGTGTTACTCCAACTGCTTCTGCTGTTGGCTTGACTGTCGGTACTATCGCTGCTACTGCAGCAGATGGCACAACAGAAGTAACTCTTACATTCCCAGCAACTGCTGGTAAGGCTGCTGTATCTCTTGCAATTACCGCAACAGATGTGACTGGCTTTGCTGCTGCTACTAAAACAAAGACTGCCTTTATTGATATTGCTGACCTTGCAACAATCAATGCAGGTCTTGCTGCTGACCTTGCTAAGGCAAAGGCTGATTTAGCCGCTGAGAAGTTGGCACGTGCTAATGACTCCGCTACAGCAACTGCCGCTGCTGCAACTGCAAAGGCTGCGGCTGATAAGGCTCTAGCAGATTCTGTTGCTGCTGCCAAGGCTGCCGCTGATAAGGCTGCTGCCGATGCAAAGGCTGCTGCAGATAAGGCTGCTGCTGATGCTGCTATTGCAAAGGCTGCTGCTGATAAGGCAATCGCTGACTTGAATGCACAAGTGACCGCCCTCACAAAGGCCGTTGCTGATATCAAGAAGGCCTATAACAAGATGGCTAAGAAGTTTAAGTTCAAGACTATCTAGTAGTTCAAAACATCTGATAGGCTCCTGCCTCCACAAGAGGTAGGGGCCTATATGATTGTTAGTCTAAGTAAAGAAGAAGTTCGTGCATGTGCAGATATTGCGCTTAATCGTTGGATGATGAAGTGGGGCTCTATTGACCGCCCTAATTATGCTGGCGACAATAAATCAAAACTAGAACCAGAGATTGCAGCCAATGTCAGGACTATCGTTGCTGAATACGCTGTAGCAAAACTCTACAAGATGCCATTGACATTTCCTTTTTATCCAAACGAAGAGCATCCATTCCGACAACACATACCCGATGTCGGTTCAAATGTAGAAGTAAAGAGTGTAAGGACTCGTGACGAGATTCCAGTATTTCCAAAAGACATAAAGCCTGGTCGTCTTCTCGTGGGCGCACGCGTACTTGACCGTGACTATTACTCAGAAGTAGAAGTCTATGGTTGGCTGCGTATGGAAGATGTACAGCGAGATGAGTGGAAGTATGCTCCAGAAGGCTCGTGGAGAATTCCATTACATGAATTTAACGATTCAGTACCAGAGGAATCTTTAGTTTTATGAGAAAAAAAGAACCTTTAGTTATTTATTGGGCAATTTCTGCGCTAGAAGACCATGGTCACAGAGTTCTTTTAGCAAATGTCTCTTTTAACTCAGTTATGAGAGACATACATCGTCGTAGAGCAAAGGACCCAAAAAAACCTCCTAGTCACAAGTTTGTTCAAGAGGGCGGGTATCATCTGTGCACTGCTCTTCATGAATTAGTAGATAACTCATTTTATTTAAATGCGCCTTTTGACATTGATATAACGCTAAATTCAATGGGACAAATACTTCCTTCAGAAAGGTCTGATTGGTTTACGGAACGAGGCCAAACAATAGAGGGAGCATGGAATGTAGACTTTAACTATGAAATACACCTCTTCTCTGAAGAACCAGTAGAAGTATCTGTTACCCCTCCTTATTTACACCAATCTTCAGTTCCTGCATATGGGTTTGCTTCCGCTGCCAAATGGAACATCTCTCACTGGTTTAGGCCAGTGGTTATTTTGTTTCAGTTATGGCCTGGAATACATGAACTTCATATCAAGAAAGACGAACCAATGATTTATTTGACCTTTAACACAGAAAGACCAGTAATATTTAAACAGTTTAGACAAACTTCTACAGTTATCAATATATCAAATGCTTGCTTGCGACATAAATTTATGTTTCAATTCTTACCTTTACGAACAATGTATTCCAAGTTTGTTAGGCAAGGGCTTCGTGAAGACTTACTAAAAGAAATAAAAAACAATTTGATAGGTGAGACAAATGTCAAAAACTAAAGATAAAAGAAAGCAGAGAAAAATAGAACACGCAGAATTCGTATGGAGGCAAGCGCAGATGAAGGCTGCCCTTGCTAAAACTGACCTTGACTTAGCGGTAGTAACCTTTAAGGATGCCATGGGAGAAATGACAGAAGAACAGATAAAGGCCACCGAAGAGAAGGCCCAAGAGCAATACAAGCGCATCGAGGAATACCTCATGAGCGAAAAAGAACTCTATTTAGAACGTATGGGTATCCAGCAGGACTGATAAAATCAGACCTGTGGTAAGACTAATCACTCTTCTTCTGGCATCGACAGCCCTTCTAACTGGCTGCGGGTATGACGGTCACTATCGCTATCCATGCCAAGACCCTGCTAATTGGGAAAACGAAGAGTGCAAACCCCCTATTTGCACAACTAATGGAGCCTGCCCTGAAGATTTGGTAGGTTCTGACATATTCAATGGCACAACAACCACTACAGAGGAAACAACAAATGAGTAAGACACGGTACACATCTGCAGAACTAGATGCGAGATTAAAGTTTGCCCTAGGAATTATGCTGGGCACAATTCTACTAGCAACCACTTTGGGAATCCTGTACGCACTCATTTTTGTAACTCAGCCAGTTAATGCTCAGTCTGAAAATGACAAGATGTTCTTCAATGTTCTTGGAAGCGTTGCTACATTTATCACAGGAACACTTGCTGGTTTATTGATTGGTAAGAGTGGCGCCCAAGAAATGAAAGAAGCAATGGAGAATAGCACTTCTTCTGTAACGACTGAAGAGCCTGTAGCGACTTCTCCAGAAGAAGTAGTAGCAGAGGTTCAATCTGGAAAAGACAACAGCCAGATGCCTGATGAGCAGGACATCGATGAAGATTGGGATAAAGACTAATGGCAGAACTAGGAACAGCAGCCAAACTCATTGAGATTGCAAAAGAAGAGATTGGCTATATTGAAGGTCCAAAAGACAACGAAACAAAGTACGGCGCCTTTACAAAGGCTAACTTCCAGCCATGGTGCGGTTCATTTGTTATGTGGTGTGCAGATAAGGCTGGAGTAAAAGTTCCAAATACTGTCTATACACCTGGTGGTGCTGCTGCATTTAAGAAATCTGGTCGTTGGTACGACGCACAAATATGCGACCCAGAACCTGGTGATATTGCATACTTTGATTTTCCTGGTGATGGCGTAGACCGTATCTCTCACGTTGGCATTGTTATTAAAGATAATGAAGACGGAACTGTCTGGTGCATTGAAGGTAACACTTCTGGCGACCCAAAGAAATCACAGCGTAACGGTGGAGAAGTTGTAAAGAAACTTCGCGCTTACAAAAAGAACAAGCAGAATGTACAAATATCAATTGTAGGATTTGGTCGTCCAAAGTTTAAAGGAGCGGCAAAGACTGAGGCTGCAGCACCTGCTGCTGAGGCTAAGGTCTGCAGTGAGTGCAAGCGACCACTGTAATGACTGCTACCGACACTAGAGCGCCCCTGACAGCGATGGATAGGTGCGACAAGTGCGGTGCAGCAGCAATGGTTCGTGCCACTCTGATAACTGGAGAGTTGTATTTTTGTGGGCATCATGCTCGCAAAGTTGCAACCAACTTAGTGTTAAAGTCTATCGAAGTTTACGACCCAGAAGGTGTGTTTAATTATGGCAAGCAATCTGTATAGGGTCGGAATTGGAATGATGGGCGGCCGTACCGGAACTTATGGGCGCTATAGCATTGGTCCAAGAGTAAGTGGACTTGCATCTCAGTTTAACAAAAGTCCAAATGTAGAAGAACAACAGATGCGTCGTTTTGGTCGTAAAAAAGAATCAGGATATACAGGCGCTGGTTTTTGGTACTCAAACTATCCAAACATGATTGGAGCAATGGGTTCTGGTGCCGTTACAAGTGAAGTTCCTAATCCACCAAAGAAAATGAGCAAATCAACTAGAACTGCTTCTACCACAGATACTATGGGAATTGGTGGAGTCACATTTAATGGTGCAGCAGGGGTGAGTTAAATGGATGAGGTATTTGGTTCACCAAAAATGCAAAGACAAACACTTCGTGTCAATCAACGTCGTGGAATTAAACAACACTTTGGTTACAATACAAACTTAGGATATAAATCTGTTGCTAATCCTAGTGTTGTGTCCTGGAGTAATCGTGGTCGTGGTGTACAAGGCGAATCAGTTAATGCACACAACCCTGCTGCTACAAAGTTAATCGTGCGAAGAAATTGGAAACCAGTATAATTTAAGTCTTGAGGGGTACAAGATAGAAGATTCCGAGGGGTTTCTTGAAATTACTGCGTTCATCCGCAGCACAATCTGGTTTCTTTAGTCGAATTTCATTCCTTCTAGGAGCAGCATTTATTTATCTGCTTCTTTCAATTCTTCCTGCGCATGCAGAGGAAACAACTTCTACAACAACTGCGCCAACTCCTACTCCTTCCACAACGTCTTCGAGCGAAGCGACTCCAACTCCAACTCCAGAGCCAACCCCAAGCCCAAGCCAAACAGAAACCACAGCACCTGCTCCATCACCAACTCCTTCTACAACAGTAGAGCCTTCTCCTACTCCAACACCAACCGTGGAACCTTC